TCCCTAGCCTCTGTGTCCGAGACGAGATATCCGGATTCAGAATAGTTGTTACGCAGGGTGATTGGAAGAGAGCGGTCGCCGTTCCGAAGCTTGACCAACGCGGGTTCGCCGCCCTTGCTTTCATGACTGTCCACGAACACGTGAAGAAGCTGGGGATTTAACCCCAGCAACTTGAGTTCGTAACGGTCGGTGTAAATAACTGGCATGCTACAGTTCCCGCTTCACCAGCTTGGTATACCACGCCATAGGCTTCGACTTGGCCTTGGAGGGCACCTTGGGGTGATACTCTGCACCCTTCCAGCAGTTCTCCTTGAACGAGCAAAAGGTACAAGTCTTAGGCATGAGACGGTTACCTGTCTCAATCTTTTCACCCTTGACTGTGTACACTTCTGGTACAGAGGTGAACGGTACTTTGAACTTGGCATCGTTGAGGATAGCGTCGATGCGCTTGGCCGCTTCCTTGAGGTACGCCTCCCTGTCTTCGGTTTGCTCGTCAGGAGCCTCGACAAAGTCCCACTCACCGCTCGACTTGTTGATGGCAATCCAGCCGCCAAACGGTAACCCCTTGGACTCTGCGTAAAGAAACCCCTGCATGATGTAACCGAAGGGGTCGTCCTCTTTGATGGCATCGTAGCCACCACGTCCGGAGAACTTGTTGTCAAACGACCACGGACTTGTAGACTTAATATCCCACACTTTCTGAACACCATCCTGTTCGAGGATGATGTCGAGAGTCCCGTTGACCGTTGTTCCGCCGATGTCGAGAGAACACTTGTCTTGTTCGCTGATGACGTTCAACCCCGCAGCCTTCATAGTCAAGACTGCAAAGGCTTCGACTAAATCACCAATAAGAAAACGAACAATATCATTGTAAGCGACATCTTGCTTCATGCCTTTCTTTTCGAGTTGCTGCTGACACAAGGGGCGGCCTAGCCCAGACATACGAATGCTGTAGCCAGACCTGCGAGTGAGTTGCTTACGGATAGCCGTGTTGCAATCCTCACCGAACTGCTCCACAAGAGAGTCGAGGCGAGAGGAGTCTATCTCCCCCCGCCCCGCCTTTTGCAAGAAGTCCTGTACTTCCAACAGTTGTAACATCCTAGCTTGCGAACCTATCCGCAAGGTCGATGTCGTCGCTGTTCATAGCCATCTTGGACGCTTCCCGATACTCATTCATGATAGAGTCGTTGTGACCCTTCACAGTCTCTGCAAACTGTTTGATGAGTTCCTTGTCCGTGTCGTTGATAGACACTTCCTTGACTAGGGACAGCTTGGGAGTCCAGTAGACCACACCCCCATTCTTTTGCTTGTCAGTGCCGAGTTCGATGACAGCCTTTTGCATAAGGATTTTCTTACGCGTCAGTTGCTGGTCGATGAACTCACGAACCGGGCGGAAGCCTGACCGCTTGAAGTACGCCACAAAAGGCATGTCTTCAACAGGTGCAGGAGAACCGTCGGCAAGGGTTGCATCCGGCGCACTGATGATACCGTAAATAACTTGGTTACAGTTTACAGAGCGGCTAAGAAGAACCCGTGGGTCGTCAGCAGGAAGTTGCTCCTCCTCTTGACGAGACAGGCGACCACACTTGTTACCACCGGCAGAGTCCGGGAACTCTCCTGAAAGGCCCGTGCGCTGTACTGACTTGCAAGAGAACTTGCCTTCTTCTTGATTCCAGACCGACCACTCATACGTACGCATCAGGGGACGCATCTGGACCTTTTCAGCGTACACGACAGCAGAGCCGTTCCACATACGCCACGAACCTCGCTTGAGGGACAGGCCGTCTTCGGTCTCGGCTTCGTAGTTGATAGTCAGGCGAGGAAGACCCATGCGAGGGCCGGAGTCTTCAGCAACCTGACCTGACATCTTCATCAGGGCTTCGTCGTCCCCCGAATCGAATGCAGTGATGAAATTAGTTAGTTCGTCGTTCATGTTTTGGATTTCTGTACCCATCATTTTCTCCGTTGGGTTTGTTTGAGGTAAAAGCATTATACTACCAACACCTCAGATAAGTCAAGCCAGTTTTTACCCATTTTTAATTCGATACCTACTGGCATATCGTAACGAACGCCGTAGCGACGTGCGGTCTCTTCCGGGATACACAGCATACTTTTTGCCATGATGTCAATACACTGCTGTTCCTCGCCCGGATAAACGTCCATGACAATAGAGTCGTGGACCGTGTTACATATCAAGGAACGTAAGCCGCTGTTTTGTAACGACTTGTGTAAGTGAACAAGAGCCAAGGGCAGGAGGTCGGCGGTAGCGAATCCCTGCACCGGATAATTACAGATGGCCGTGCGATTAGTTGCCGTACCCCACTCAGTCCAAGTGGTTCCCGGGAAACAATACTGACGACCCGATGGCAGGGTGATGAAGCCTTTGGTCACTGCGTCACGCTGCAAGTCCTCGTGCCAGTCTGTTACCCCGGCATACTTCTCCTTGAACGCCTGATAGTATCGCTTCTGGTCGTCAGTGCCGCTAACACCACCATAGAGAGGCTTGAAGGTGTGTGCCTTGGCCTCTTGCCGGGAACACCCAATGATGCCCGCAGTGTAGTTGTGTACATCTGTTCCAGCAGCGACATCCTCTTGTATGCCAACGTCACCCGCAAGGAACCCGGCAACCCGAAACTCTAGCTGCGAGTAGTCACCCTCCAAGATAGACCCGCCCTCGAACCTGCTTTCGACAGCCTTACGAATAGCAAAGGTCGAGCCACGGGGCATGTTCTGAAAGTTTGGGTTACGAGACGAAAGGCGGCCCGTAGCCGTGACACACTGCATATACTCTGTGTGAATAAACCCGTCGCGGTCCATGTTGTTCTCCATGCCCTCGACAAAGGACCGGAGATAAGTTCGAACCGCAGAGTAGCGGACGTACGCCTCTGCAAACTCACGTGCGTCACCCCGCAGCGTCGTCATCGTTTCCTCCAAGGTAGCCTTGTCGGTCTTGAACCCGGCAGCAGCAACGTCGTACGGGTCACGAGGAACCATCTTGAAACCGGCAACTTCCGGGGTGTTTGAATAAACGACGCCAGAGCCGCCACAGGGCTTGCAGATGCGGATTGCCTTACCAAGTGTGCCATCCTTGCGAAGAGGGGCGTAGCGGCCCTTCCCAGCGCAGTCTAGGCACTGTCTGCCGTGGGTCTTGTATAGAAGGTTCGTTTCATTCAAGACGTGACGTTTGAACTCGCCCTTCTTCATGCGGGTTCGCCGTTTCGGCTTCTTGGTTGCGCCGCGAACCTCGTGGCCCAAGTTGAAGATGGTTGCCCAGCGTTTCTTGTCGCGTACCTCACACGAGTAGAACAGCTTCGAGCGGTCGTCAGGACTGTCGAGGTTGATGGGTGTGTCCCCCATTGCGTTCGCGGCTAGTTCTTCGAGCCGACGCTGTAGGGTGAACAATTCCTCCTCGTATTCCCTGCGAATCTCTGCAAGGGTGTTACGATTGATTTTGATACCGTTACGTTCGACGGTTGCAAGAACGTCCGTAACCTCAAGCGACAGACGCAAAGTGGGCAAGAGTGCCGTGTTCTTCATCGAATAGTTCCTCAAATGTTGTGCCAAAGGCTTCGAGTTGTGCAAGTGCAACTTGCTCGGTAGCAAGGACATCAGCCCTGCCGTACGTTTCAATTATATCCCAAGGGATGTCATAAAACGTTTTACCCTCCTTGAAATACGGCGCGACAAGGTCTGTCTGCTTTTGTACTCCACTATACTTCTCTGCAAGACTAGCAAGTCCCAGAGGCCAACGACGCGCCCGCGCCAATATATATTCCGCAACCATCGTGTCATAGCTATGTCCCTCGTAAGTAAATCCACAGTCTCGAATCCAAGATAGGTCGAACTTGATGTTCTGACCAACTACCACATCAGCAAATTTCAGAGCCTTCTGAAACTTCTCAGCAGCGTCCGGTGTGGGTGGTTGCGTCGAGTGGTAGTAGCAGTCGTAGTCTACCCGGCTCGTCAACCACTTGTAACCTATTGAAACTAATGAGTTTCCGAAGTACGGCAGCGGTGTTGTCGAACCGTTGCGCTTCTCTGTGTGTGTAGTTTCAATGTCGAATGTCAATACGTTCATTAGTAGTACACCCCCCTGTGTACGTCGATGTGACATGTTACCATGCCGTGCCATCCGTTCAACTTATTTTTAGACACACAGATGTGGCGGACGGTGTTCTCCTCTTCAGACGTACCCGTCTTGCCGATGCCGATGATTACGTCAGCCTCACCCGCCTTACCGGTTCGTGACCCATCTAACATCGAATAGTCAATAAATTGACGGTCGTGTGCCTCGTAACTTGCCTGACTAACTGACCACACAAGAAGCTTGTTACGCTTGGCAATCTCACGGGCAAGCACATACGTCTCCTTGTGCCTCTCGTCACCACGGTTGAACTCCCCGGCAACCCGAAACTTGTCTAGCTGGTCGCAGAACATGACATCCGGTTCGTTTAGCTGTGCGTATTCGTTCAACTCCTCCATAGACGTGCCTACCGAATCCATGACAGTGAGGTACGGGTCGATGTCCTCTAGGTACGTATTGTCGAGTTCCGCGCTGGCGTTCTTCATTTCCTCG